AATATGCTTTCGGTTGAAATCCAGCGCGGGCTTTGACTTCAACATCGAATGGCACATTAACAATATCCTTGCCACTACCCCTTCCCACACATGCGCCTTGCCATACAGTCGATAAATACTGTGCGACAACACGCTCTGTGCGGAAACCTCTGTGCTTCCTATGTTGGGTCATAGGTGATGCTTATTCTCACAATTCTTGCAGAAGAATAGGACAGCACCATCATGGATGCGATCATACTCATTGACTTGAGCGAATGAATCGCAGTCCGAACAATTCTCTACGCCACCATATCCGCTAAAGCTGTATATGTGACGATCTACTGGAGATCTATAAATCTCATCGAAGTTGAACTTAGCCATTGACTGCCTTGCACTTTCTGCATTGCCAAGTACCTGCTGTCAATACTCCGTCTTTAATCACTGCTGGAATGATGATGTCATGAGCTTCAGTTGGCTCATTGCAAAGCTGACAGTTAATCACTGTGATCATAGGAATATCATCCAGATCAGTCCACTCACCATCTTTATCTATGTTATAAACCTCGATGTACCCCATTACACTCTCGCCTTCTGTGGTTGAAACTTCCCATCTGATCCCAAGTTGTACCACTTGGTAGGGCAACGATGTGCCGATGAGATCGCTGTATTACAGAAGTAGCCACCCCATGCCTTGCCATTCTTTTCACCCTCACGCCACTGCATATGTCCATGCTCGCAGCTTGGTGCTTCTACTGCCTCACCTGTTCCCATGATCGCAGCTACATTTTCCATAGCCTTTTCAAGTGTGACAGGTGCATCGACTACGCCCCTATATTCTCCGACAGGTGTAGTCCAGTAATCCTGATCATCTGCCTTGACATCTTGGAGTGGGGGCTTTACTACTTTTGTAGCAACGACTTTAGTCATTTCCTCTCGGCTTGGTCTCTTTCCTTTAGGCGCATAACCTGCATTTGCAAGTGCTCTGCCGATTGCCGAAGTCTCACAATTCTCCAGTGCTGAAGTCTGATTAACGCCTCGGCTAGTAACTGTTTCTTCAGCGTACCCTGTTGCCCATGCAACGCCATCTTCAGCATTCTTGAATAGATAAGCTTTAACGATGTATCGAGAAGCCTCGACAACTTCCAGTTCAGTAGATATACGGAACGAAGGATAGTCCTTAATAAACTTTTCAAGTCGAACCTCCACTGGTTCATAGTCGGCTAAATTAAACATAGAGTTCATTCTCCTCTGTTGCTAGTTGCCCTGCGAGTGCTCCATAGCTGCATAGATCGACCCAGTTGTCGATGTGTTGGGCTGATTGATTAGTCCGTGCAAGTTTAACGAGCACCATGATCCCTGCGACTTGATAATCGTGGATCGGTGTCTGTAGGTATGCACTGAGGAGCATTGCGGTGTGTTGCAGGTTATCCGCAGGGTGACCATACGATAGCCCACGATCGCGGATTGTGTCTGTTGCGGTAAGTAGGATCTCATTAGCGCGCATCTGTTGTCACTCGCTGAAATGACTTAGCCACGATCAAGCCTTCGCGCTTGCCTTCGTTAAAGCCTTTGGCCCAGCCTACTAAATACCATAAAGCATTAGCTGCGAGTAGCAGCACAATCATTGGCATCTCAAAGCTCATTGTATTTCCTATCTGCATCCAGTGCCCTCGACTGGCTTACAGAATTAGTGTGACAGAAGTGTCCGACTAATCAAGCACATTCTGATAACGAAATGATAACGATTCTCCCTCGTCCACGGCATCATCTAAGGTGCGCTTGATGTCAGGCGTAAAGTCGTCCATATAGGGTGAACGATCCGTCCTTGTTAATTGGCACTAAGAATGGGCTAACTCGATCTCCGTGTGTCTCAATGACTGCCACAGACATCTGCCAATTAGCACTGCCAGCCTTAAGATAAGAGGCTTTCTTTTTGTCCATAACATTTCCTGCTTCTAAGCCCCAAAGAGTCCTGTATTGGCTTCCTAAGCCTTCTGTATAGGCACTTATGCCAGCCCTGTGAGTGTGTCCACAGACTACAGACTTACCGAATTTCTTAGCCAAGCCAAGAGCTGTAAGCCCTGCATTGCTATTCATCGATCCTTCGTCTCCGTGGACTAAGACCCAGCCCTTATGGAACTCAAATGGCTTTTTATGAAAACGAATCCCCAAGTCATTGAAACCCATAAAGCGGGAGTACTCGAGTTCTGGAAGTCCGATGAGGCTAGGAGCTCCTCTAACGAGAGTGTGGTATAGACGATCGGTGTGGTTGGATCGAGTGATGTCGGTAGTGCCGAGATCCCATAGGATGTTTTGAGCCAGACTTCGATCATGATCTAGCTGCCCTTCATACTCCAGATGAGTGCCTTTAGCCCACTTTGACTGGCTCTGCATATCAAGCTCATCGCCTGTGTTTAGGACTAAATCGAATTTCTCGCGCTTTACTAACTTAATAAGATTCTTAACGGCTTGCTCATGATGAAAGGGAATCTGTAGATCCGAGATCACCAGGTATCTGCGTTTAGTCATCATCCTCATCTTCGTAATCGCCGAACTTCTCTGGCTCGACTGGATCAGGTAAGATCCAACGCGGATAAGAGGGAACATCTGTAATCATGAACAGCGCAATGCCTTCAGTAAATCCTGCTTTGCGTAATGATTTCCAGTACTCATGCAACCCAATGCAATAAGCATCGAGCTTTGAGTAACCTTGTTCCTCTAACGCCTTAGTTGCTTTTCTTGCCATAGCACAATGCTACCTGTCAAGCAAGATGTTATAGATCTCATCGACTCGCGTGTTGAGTCTTTTGATCTCAGACAACAGGTGTGTAATTACATAGCCAGACAAGCCACCAAGAGCTGCGATGGTGGCAAGGTACAGCGTGAAGAAGTCGGACTGTGTCACTTCTTGATGCCCATAGAAGGATCATTAGGTGAAAGGTAACGAAGCACCGGTGGAAGGATTGATGCGATACCTGCTGCGATAAGAGCCTGTGGATCTGTGACCCCTGCTGCATACATTGAGATTGCTGCTACTAAGAAGGCTCTAGCCCAAGATCCTGCTGCTGTCTTTAGTTCATTCATTAGATGCTCCTAACATAGGTACTTGAAAAAAAGCCCCATCATTGTCAGCTTCTTTCTTAAAGCTAACATGCATGTGCTTAGTGTGTTTGTTAGCCCCTGTGTATTTGCGCCACTTCCAGTTAAGGATGTGCGAACAGATTCGTCCATCGTAAATGATGTAACTAATACGCTTGTCTGCTTTTGACTTGGACAAGGTGCGAAGCTGATCAGCAAGATCTCCCATGATGTCGGGCTTGCCACTTTTGTGGAGATCTTTGTCCACATCAATGGCACGAACCCAGCCCTGCTCATCAGGATTATGATCTGACTTGCGAGCAGCATGTCGGGTATCACCGATCCAACCATCCGATGTGCGGTCACGATCTGGGAACGAGTCATCGATCTGCTCCCTTAACTGTGATGCAGCTTTAGAAAGTTTTGGTTTCATGGTGCAACAGGAAACTCCACTGCATCTGCTAACCCACCTTGAGCGGGTAAATCACGCAATGCTTGGCGATAAGTTGCCCACGCTGTTTTATCGACTGGAGAGTCTATTAACTGTGTCCAGTCTGTGCGATTAAGTTCGGCATTGCGCCAGAGTTTAATCTGTTCCCACTTTTGTTCATTTGTGGCATCTGGAAAAATTGGATTAAACATGAATGTCATTTTATGCCGCCTCGTATGTTGCTTTGATTGAAAAAATATCATTTGTAGCCCAAGTAAATGGAATTGTTGGTGTGATCAAAACATAATTTGCATAACTGCCGCTAGCGCCCACTGCAAAAAGTCTTAAACTATCGTTAAAAGGATTACCAGCTGCGCCTACATACTCGCCTGTTCCTGCATCTTGCAATGTGACATTTGCTTGAACAGAAGTTGTCATAGCTGCATTTACTGGCAAAAGAATGTATGGATCCGTACCCATTGATGAAGTTGAACCTAAAGTAACTTTTATTTCAACAAGTACAACTTTTCCAATTTGCAGATAACGACCGACTGCCGTTCCATTGCCTAAAGTAAAATTGACAAATGTTGGTGTATAAGTCGTATAAGTACCAGCCCACTCTAAGCCCGTCGCCGCGCCCGAATTAGCTCGCAAAAATAAATTATTTGCGCCTACTGCTA